AGGCTCAATACACAATAATACGTCCACAACTGAGGCTCACAGGCTCTTCGACCGATGCGTAATTACACGCGCGAGTACGCGACATATCACAGCAAGCCGGAGCAAAAAAAGAACCGCGCCAGCCGCAACTCTGCCCGCCGCAGCCTGATGAAGTCGGGCCGCGTCAGGAAAGGCGACGGCAAGGACGTCGACCACGCGAACGGCAACCCACGCGACAATCGTCCGAGCAACCTGTCGGTGATGTCGCGCAACCGCAATCGGAGCAAAAAGTGACTGCCGCAAGGGCCCGCTGAGCCGCGCCGCCAACCTAGCAAGAAAACGCAAATAATCGATTTTGGAAAATGAATAACGTTCTAAGCAGGCAGTCAACGCCGCAGTGGTTGCAGCGGCTGCGCAAATATCAGCAAAAAAAATGGGAACCCACAAAACTGTCAATAATGGAAGAGCAGAAATTTAAGGGTTGGCTATCAGGGTTGCGTTGGTACAAGGATATTAAGGCACAAGTCGCCGCAGAAAATAATATTTTGCCAAAAGAAGTCCAAGACACCCGTTTGATTGAAATGTTGGCGGGCAAGGACTCAGATTACGATTATCGCGGAGCGTGGAAAGCGGGCGTGCGCCCTACGCCTGACAAATTTGATGGTTATAAAATGCATTGGCCTTCCAGCGCTGGCGGTAAAAACTTAAAAAGCCCACAGCACAGCACGGTTTGGAAGGAATTTTTTATGCGCGAGAACAACATTAACCCCGACGAATTGGGCTTAAATGATGTTGGGTCTGCGTTGGAGTGGCAGCGAAGCAACCCCGCCGCTTTAAGCCGCGACAAAAAGTGACCGCCGCCTGGACCCGCAAGGCCGGCAAAAACCCGAAGGGCGGCTTGAACGAAAAGGGGCGCCGCTCATACGAGCGCGAGAACCCCGGCAGCGACCTGAAGGCACCAGTCAAGAAAGGCGACAACCCCCGACGAGCTTCTTTCCTGGCGCGCATGGGCTCAATGAAAGGCCCCGAGCGTGACTCGAAAGGGCGCCCCACCCGGTTGTTGCTCTCTCTCCGCGCGTGGGGCGCCTCTTCCAAAGCGGATGCCAAGAGCAAGGCGGCCGCGATCAGCAAGCGCAACAAGGGCAAATAGCATGAGTTTGTACGAGAACATCAACCGCCGCAAAAAGGCTGGGACCAGCCGCAGCAAAAAGAAGTCCACGATCAGCAAGTCCGCCTACGCTGACATGAAGGCGGGCTTTCCAAACAGCAAAAAGAACAAAGCGAAGTCCTCTGTCATGGGCCGTAACGGCTGATGTACAGCGCCTACTGCGTCGCGGCGCCAGACGGCACCGTGCGCCTCGCATTGTTTTTTGATGGTTTTGAGGACGAGGACGACGCGCAGCGCTTCCTCAAGATCCTCATGGCGCCCTACGAATCGCTGTATTACGAGTTCGAAAACGAAAGCGTGCATTGATGCCGACTGAAGAGGTCATCGACATAGGCTACACGCCGCGGCCGCTTCAGCGTGAGCTGCACGCGATGCTCGATAAGCACCGCTTCAACGTGATGGTCATCCACCGCCGCTTTGGCAAGACGGTGTGCGCCATCAATCACCTCTTGAAGCGCGCAATACTTGAGGAGAAACCAAACCCGCGCCTGGCCTACATCGCACCGACGTATCGGCAGGCAAAGAACGTCGCCTGGGACTACCTGAAGCAGTTCGCCGGCTCCATCCCCGATTGCAAGTTTCACGAGACGGAGCTGCGTTGCGACTTGCCCAACGGCGCCCGCATAAGCTTGCTTGGCGCTGAGAACCCGGCAAGCTTGCGCGGCATTTATCTCGACATGGCGGTGATGGACGAGGTCGCCGACATGCCGGCGAGCATCTTCCCCGAGGTTATTCGCCCAGCGCTTTCCGATCGCAAGGGCTCGTGCGCGTTCATCGGCACGCCGCAGGGGCACAACTACTTCCACGATCTGTGGGAAGCGGCTGCCAGCACCGATGGCTGGGCCCGGAAGATGTACAAGGCGAGCGAGACAAGCATCCTCGACGAGGAAGAGCTGGAAGCCGCCAGGGCGACAATGACCGAGGACCAGTATAACCAGGAATTTGAGTGTTCCTGGGTGGCTAACGTACCCGGCAGTGTCTTTGGCAAGGAGCTACAGGACGCCGACGACGCCGGCCGCATTAACAGCGTGCCACATCAGTCTCAGATCAAGGTCGACACCTGGTGGGATATCGGTATGCACGATTACACGGCGATCTGGTTCACGCAGAGCGTCGGGCGCGGCGAAGTCCATGTTATTGATTTTTACGAGAACCACGGTGAAGGCCTGCCGCATTACGTCCAAGAGTTGAAAAGCCGAGATTACACTTACGGCAACCACTACGGGCCGCACGACCTTGAGGTCAAAGAAATGGGCACCGGTAAGAGCCGTCGCGAGGCTGCGCAATCCCTTGGCCTAAACTTCCGCCTTGTGCCGCGCCTGCCGATCGAGGACGGCATCCACGCGGCGCGCATGTTGTTGCCGCGGTGCTGGTTCGATCGCGACAATTGCCGCAAGGGCTTGGAGGCGCTGCGCCATTATCACCGGGCCTTCAACGAGCGCACGCGCACCTTTCGCGACAACCCGGTGCATGACTGGTCGAGCCACGCCGCCGACGCTTTTCGGTACATGGGGGTCGGGATGGAGCAGATGGCGACCAACGACGGGCGCCCGCTCCAGCGCGAAGCAGATATGTCATACAACCCGTACAACTTCGCGGCGTGATTATCAGGCCAGCCGAGGATGGGGATCTCCCTGAAATCCTCGATTTAATTGAGAAAGGCACCCGAGAAAGCGCTTTCGAGGGAACCTTCGATAAGGAACGCGCAATCGAGTATGTGCGGTCGCACATGTACTGGGACGAAGCCGCGGCGATTGTTGCAATAAACGATGGCGCTCTTGCCGGCGGTTACATTGCTATCGCGAGCCACGAAATGTGGTCCGAGCGTCTGTGTGGATTGTGCAAATTTTGGGTGTTGCAGCGTCGATCGCCGGTGGCGCGCCGCTTGGTCGCTCATCTAATCGAATTCGCAGAGCAGCGCGAGTGTCTGTCGATATATGTATCGGCGGCAGCGCAGCTTGGAAAAACGCAACAGAAGCTTTTTGAAAACTTGTTAACGCGCGCTGGTTTCGAACACGCCGGCGCGACAATGAAGAGGAATATGTGATGGGTTTCTTAGCTCCAAAACCACCCAGCCCGCCGCCCCCGCCCCCCGTGCCGCCGGTGCCTCCCGATCCGCCGATTAAGCCCAAGGACACCAAGGAACTCGAACGCGTTGAGAAGCGTGCGGCGCGTAAACGCGGCACGCAGGCGACAATTTTGACGAGCGGCCAGGGGCTTTTGAGTGAAGCGCCGACGACGAAGAAAACGCTCTTAGGGCAGTAGCATGGATGATCCCCGCGCCGCGGCGCTGATGAAGCGTTACGGCACATTACAGGTGCAGCGTCAGCACTGGGAGTCGCATTGGCAAGAGGTTGCCGATTATATCGTTCCCAGGAAGGCTGACATTACAAAAAAACGCACCGCAGGCGACAAGCGCTCGGAGCTAATCTTCGACGGCACCGCCATACATGCGGCTGAGCTGATGGCGGCCAGTCTCCACGGCATGCTGACAAACGCCGCCACGCCTTGGTTCTCGTTGCGTTACGAGGAAGACGAGCTGAACGGCGACGACGAGGCGAAGGAGTGGCTGGAAGGCGCCACCGACGTCATGTACCAGCACCTGGCGCGCAGTAACTTCCAAGAGCAGATACACGAGCTGTACAGCGATCTCGTGACGTTTGGCACCGGCGTTATATTCATTGAGGACGACAAGAAAAACGGCTTGCGTTTTAGCACGCGACATATAGCGGAGTGCTATTTGTCAGAAGACGAAGACGGGCGCGTCGACACTGTTTTCCGTAAATACAAGACGACAGCGCGCGCAGCGGTGCGGCAATTCGGCGAGCAACAGGTCACGCAGCGGATTGCAAAACTTAACAGTGACGATCCTTACGCTGAGATCGAATTGCTGCACGTTGTCATTCCGCGCGACGACTACAATCGCCGCAAGAAGAACGCGCTGAACATGCCTTATGCGTCGATCTATATCGACCCAGACGAGAAGATGATTCTGGGCGAAAGCGGCTACCAGGAATTCGCCTATTGCTGCCCGCGCTTTTTGAAGGGCTCGTTCGAGATCTCTTACGGGCGATCGCCGAGCATGACCGCGCTCAGCGACACAAAGATGTTGAATAAGATGAGCGAGGTCGTCATACGCGCGGCTCAGCTCCAGATCCATCCCCCGTTGATGGTGCCGGACGACGGCTTTATGGCGCCTGTGAGGACGACGCCTGGCGGCATCAACTTCTATCGATCGGGCACGCGCGATCGCATCGAGCCGCTTCAGATTGGCGCCAACAACCCTCTCGGCGAGCAACAGCTTGAGCAGCGCCGGCAAGCGATCCGCGCAGCGTTCTACGTCGACCAGCTCATCCTTGGGCAAGGCCCGCAGATGACGGCGACGGAAGTGATCCAGCGCACTGAGGAAAAGATGCGCTTGCTGGGTCCGGTGCTGGGTCGACTCCAAGCCGAGCTGCTTCAGCCGCTGATCAATCGCTGTTTCGCGATCCTGTCGCGCCAGAAGAAATTTGTGCCGCCGCCCGAAAGTCTCCGCTGCGGC